ATGTTCTTTCTATCAGCCTTTTTATCTACAGTAAGCCAAAAACTAGGCAGCTGGATTTTCATGTCATAGACAAGCCCGAGTATATAATCTTCATCAGCAATCTCTGTTTCAGCCGTAATGTAATACCCGGTATTATCCTGCTGAATTGGGAGGTTAAAGAATGCTGTCGAAGTACCCTCTTTAGTAAGAATCAGGCATGGCTGTGCACCTGTCACATAACTACCAGCTGGGAAACGAATGATCGTATTTCCATTCTGTTGGTTGGTTCTTGTAGTCTCTGACTTATAAAGATAGAAATCAAGCCTAGGAACAAACTTACTGCCATATGCACTGATAGGTGAGGTCTCAGGATCATCGATCATCTCTAGCTTTGTCAGTACATAGGCAGTCCCGTTGTACAGGACAAAATATCCACTGTCGTGTGCAAAGCTAAACAACTTCACCGGACATGGGAGGATCCACTTAGACCAACCAGCAAGGCTTCGCTCATTCCCTGTGTTGAAGAACTTGAAGATCCAGAGGTTCTCTGTATTATTCCCGTAAGCAACAAAACTATTGTTGGGGCTAGATGTAGCAAACGTCAGATCCGGGGGAATATATTCAGGCACAATGCGAGTGTTCTCAGCAACCAATGGTCGGTTGTCAATAGAGTCCACTGCCATCTCAAATACCTTGCTATAGGTATCAGCCTGTGTACTGAAGAGAATAGAAACACCTGTTTCTAAGGGGCTAACAGAAGACGTATAGGCGTAGTTGGAAAGCTCTGTCATTTTGACAGTAGCTGGACCAAAAGCTGACTCAGAGGTAGCAAGCAAAAACTGACTATTTTCAGCAAAAAGCAAAAGACCCTTAGGTGTACCAATGGCAGCTTTAAGGATGGCAGGTTTGGTTGCTGATGCTGTCATATCAATTGGATCAGCATCTGAAACAGCAATAGCACTGCCAGCAAAGAAATTAAAGTAATCGCCAGGCTGACTTAACACAACCGAATCATCAGCCAAGAACCCAAGCCTGTTCATAAAGAAGAACATATTGACAATAGTTCTATCAACAAATGACGGGGTAGGGTTGGTTTTATCATCACCTACTTCTCTTGGAGCCCAATAGAGAGCGTCGTTATAAGTCCTACTAAGGGGCCTTACAGTGAATGTGCCGTTTGGTTCTCTGATCAATGCATGGGGCATTGTAGAGGTGTTTAGGTCGGTAAGAATGCCAGGCTTAACTGTTTCTTCCCACCCACCGTTACCAGGGATATCTCCACTACCAGGCACAAACTTAACGTAATAATCATCAGCCTCTGAGCTGGCTGAGTTTCTCACCATTAACACCATGCCAGGCACACACTGAGTAGGCAGCAATGACACATCATTGACTGAGCCTTTTATGCCATATAAAGCATTATTAGTTGTACCACCCCTAGTCTGAATGTTGAACTCTCTAGAGTCAGTTCTTTTGATATAAATGACATTACCAATGGGGGTTGCCTGGTAAGGTCCAAGGTTATTAATACTTGAGGTAAGGCTAGAAGTAATTGACCCTACATTCAATGCACCACTAGATTGGTCAAGTGGGGTGGTATAAGTTACCTGATTTTCTGAGGCGTAGTTAAACCCGTATGTTTCTTCCTCAACAGTAACTGTGTACTGCTTACCCATTAGAGTAACAGTAACACTATCCCCCATCCTCCAGTTTTGCCCACCATTGTTCAAAGTAACTCTGGTTGTATAAACCGACTTGTATTTATACGATGGGGTGCTAGGACTAGTTTGAACTGTAGAGACATTGAACTTCATCCCAATCGTGCTTCCAGCTGGATAAATAAAACCACCTGGACGCCTTTCTAAATTGGAGTTTAATGTGAGGACATCTTTTGTTGAAACAGTATCTGACCATTTCGGGTCACCAGTAACTGTATAAGAAGTGATACTGGCGCTAGAGAAAGTAAATCGCTTGTGACCCTGATCATTAGGATCATCTTCTACTCGAACTTCAATCCTTACAGTAATGTTACCCTGTGGCAATGTTTGGGTATAGTTAGTGTAGAGATACGAACCTACGGCAAAGGTGTCAGCAGACCCTACTTTATAAGTGAAGTAGGCTTGCATACCATAGGTAAAATCAATACCGATATTTTCTACCGTAACATTGCTAAGTGAAGTGGGGTATGTTTGTCCTACTGTTTGCTCAGTAACAAGTGTGGGGTTACAGCTAGTTGTAAGCGTAAAACCAAGGCCAGTCTTATTGCCGCTGCTTTGGTTGTAGCTTTGAGACCCTGCAGCAGAACAGTTACCATTGGCCTCGTCTTCAAAAGTCCCAGGAGATACCGTTAGCTTAGAAGCTCTGTACACCTTTTGTTGTGCCTGAGCTTGCCCATCTTTCAGGAAATCAACTGCGTAGGTAGTATTATAGGCAACTTGATTGACAACAACTAAGGCCTCTTGGATCTGAGTTGATGACTTATCTGCAGACATTGAAACCCTTCTCTCTGAGTTACAGAGAAGGGTGTAGTCGTTGATGCTCAGCTCTTTTAGGCTTGCTACGTCATTGACAGTAAGGTACTGTGCTGAGTCTCCCAGCATTGTTACCGTACGCTCTGCACCTGTGTCTGCTTCCCAGACCCTCAATACTGTGTTGCTATTAGCATTCTTGTAAACACAAGCAACATAGCGTTCATTCTTATCCCTGAAGATAGGAAACCATTTAGCTGTCTTGGGGATATCTGTGGCAAGTCTTGCTAAGAATTTAGTTGGTGGTCTCTTTCGACATCCAAATGTAGGATCCAGCAATACATTCTCCGCCTCCCTGACCTGACCAGGCAGCTTGAGTGGATCTGGTTGCTGGCTGACTCCTCCCAGAAGGTTAGGAATTTGCTGAGAAATTGCTGCCATATTTAGTATCTATAAAGAGCGTTAACTGGTCGGTAGCTGTAAAATGGATTCCTATTATTATTGTCTGAGAACACAGAGTAGTCTCCCTGTTGGGTGTCATACTCAATGGCAGTTGCCCTTGCAACCACCTCTTCTCTTTCACCAAACCTGACTGCTTCGACTGAACCAACTGATCGTCCAGCAAAGACGTTTGCAGCTCTAATGGTTATGTAATTCTTAAAGGCTTCAGGGATTTCATCAAATTCAAAAAGCCATACAACATCAAGATCCTGTAGTCCAGTAAAGACGTATGTGTGATCTGCTTTGTTATAGAGCCTGGATCCTCTGATAGTGGCCTTACCTTCATAAGGTGGATTGGCCAATGCCAGAACATTATCAGGGATTGTAATAAATCCTGTTTGTGGATCGGGAGTAAAGGGGTAACGATATTCAGTATTAAATACCCAACCCTCTCCTTGAACAGCTCTGGAAATTTCATCAAGAACCTGTTCAGCCATCACCACCAACGGGTTGCCAGTATCCAATGTGGTAATTGGGGACTGTCCAATGTTGGAAATAATGGTATTAATTGCTGTAAGCTTTGTTGCTTTTGCCATTTAGATTTCTAGGGGAATGGTATGCCCCCGAGGGGTCCTAAGACCCCAGGGGCTCAATATCAGGCTTTAGCCTGCAGAGAACCAGCCACGGAGGTGCGGAGTGAACCAGCACCGATAGCAAGTTTGCCCACGATCAGATCACCCTGATACTGAACATGGAAATCACCAGAAGTGGTTTCGATGCTGGGAGCAATAGCTTCCACAACACCAGCAGCTTCACGGTGGAATACCAGGCCAGCGCAGGTTGCGTTAGCGTCGGCATAGTCGTTATTCTCACCAGTCACAGCCGTGTTATAGGCAGCCATGAAGGGGAGGTTGTTGCTCTTGTAGATCCGAATACCAGCAATGCTGTACAGACCCTTACCACTGTTCATGTCACCCTGGGTGTTACCGATCTCGCGGTTCAGGATGTTGGTATCAACAGAGGAAATCAGAGCGTAGTACTGACGGGGGTTGAGCACAGCAACGCGACCCTCTTGGGGGGCAGAGCGCTCATCCAGAACAGCAGCGGCTTCAAAGAAGCCATCAACGAGAGCTTGGGCGTTGTACTGGTTACCAGCACCCAGCTTCACTTCAAAGCCACCAGGCTCACCTGTGACCACAGAAGCTTCACGGGAAGCAATATCCAGAACGCGAGCAATACGCTCATCGTAGAACTTAGCGAGGGCCTCACCGATCTGCTTTGAGATCTCGGAGCGGGTGGAGTACTGGCTAAGAACTTCATCCAGGTCATAAACGAACTGGCTGCTCACCAGAAGATCATCCATGAGGATGGTTTTCTCGTTAGCTTTCAGTGCGGTATCACCCAAAATAGGGGTGCCCGGAGTATGGTAGCCGGCGCTTAATTTGCCTGTCAGCAAAAATTGCTTACTTTTGCCACCACGCAGGGTGTAGCTGCGAACCAGACCTTTGAAGATAGAAGCGTTGTTGAAAGCCGTGAACACTTCGCCGCTAAACAGCTTCAGGGCTGTCGAGTACTTATCAGCGTAGGCGTTCGACTGGCTTCCATTAACCGCATTGGGGCGGCTAATGTTAGCGATGTTAGTCATTGTTTTTAGAAGTTAAGGAGAAAGAATTGTTCGGTCTCTTAGATCGAATCCTTTTCGGTTTGAAAGTTGTCCCTCGTAAGGGGCTTCCTCCTACTTCGTCTTCTTGATATAGACCTAGGTTTTCCTTTGCAAAGGTTCGCCGTTTTAATGCCACGGTCGCGGGCAATGTCTGAGGGGGGATTTGCACCCCCCAACAAATCAAAGTAGATTTGTGCTCCTAGCCAGACGCTCTTCAACATCAGCCCTGAAAGCAGGGTCAGATGAATAGAGCGGGTTAGCAATATCACGAGCAAGCTCGGCTTGACTGCGATAGGGCTTTAGGCCTGTATCAGCTTTCTTGCCAGTTACCAGTGGAGCTTCATATCCCTCATCTCGCTGGTAGCGGGCCTGCAAGGCCTGCACTGCAAAACGAATAGCTATAGGGTTACCACTATTAGTGACTGTGTTATAATCGTTAATTTCTTCAGGAGAAAGGTTCTGAGCAGCCCAAGTAATAATCTCTCCATAAGCAGCATCACCGCCAACTGATTCCTTGATGGCATTGATCTGCTCTGTTTGGAGCTGTACCTGTTGATTCTGTGCTGCCGACTGTTGATAGTATTGAAGGTATGACTGAATCAGTTCCTTCTGATCCATCTGACTGAGCCGCTCAATAGCGTCATCAGAAATGGTTCCAGTTTTGGCGTACTCCTCTCCAAGCTGTGACATGTACGCCACTGCTTCAGATGGGGGTTTCTCCTCTGCTTCCTCTACCTGGCCAGATTCGTCCTGAGAGGCCTCTGCTGGCTCCTCTGAGGCGTCTTCTTCCTCCTCTTGACCCTTCTTGCCTAGTTTGGATTCAAGCTCCTTGTAGGCCTTCAGAAGCTCCTCTTGTGATTTGAACTTACCTGCGATCAGGGAGACGTTCTCATTCTCATCATCTGATTGCTGATACTTTCGAAGACGATCTTCTTCCTGGGCTTGAGCAATCTTCTCACCTTGTGCAAGAGCTTCTGCTTCTGCACTCAGTTGAGCCTGTTCAGGTAGATCGGTGGATGGATCGAATGTGGTGATAGCCATTTCAGTAGGTGGTGGAATAAACGGAACCAAAGGTCGGCCGAAGCTTTTGACTGTCCTTATTGCTGTACTTGCCAGCTTCTTCCTGTGCCTGACTTGATCCGGTTACTTGCGGTTTGATTGAATACTTGCCAGCTTCTTTAATAGTAGGTTCAACCTCAGTGGGTTCCCAGGCAATGTTGAGATCTGGGGTTTCTGGGCTTTCACCTAGATACTTGCCGTCAGACTGACGGGCCCGGCGCCGGGGCTGACTCTGGTTGTTGTTGCTGTTGGGCATTAATTAGTTGTTCTGCTATCGGTGATTTGGCAAGCTGACCCATCTGACCCATAACCTGGGCCTGCATCGCTTGCTGTTGTGCTTGCTGCTTCTCTGCATCCAACTCTTCTGGGGTTTTAATTAGACCCAGCGAGTCAATGCCACTAGCAGCAGAAAGCCGTTTGAGAATTTCGGTTGGATTGACATAGGTAGCAAGAGCCTCAGGACCCATAGCTTGTCCAACAGTGGTAAGGAACTCAAGCAATGCTGCACGGTCCTGTCCCCTACCAATGCCATTGAGTCCAGCTACCACGGTTGGCATCACTAGACCTTTAGGCAGCTGTGGAATAGCTTTATTACGGGTCAGAAGGAAAAGCTTCCTATTAAGATAGGGCTGTAGAAGTTCGGTTGTGAGGTTCCCGAAAATTCCACCCAATTGTTCATTGAGCTCTTGTTGAACAGCTTGAACTTCGCTTGCTGTTGTGCGTTCACTTTGACGAACATTCAAGATTAAGAATGCATCACTCAGACGTTGAGTGAGATTCTGAATCATCTCTTGGACAGTACGGAAGTCGGCAGTTTTTCCAACCTGAACAACTCCCACATCATCGGGACGACCCTGGATGATGGCACCATTGGAGGCACGGGCAAGACTTTGAGGCTTGGTAGTAGCTGATGGGGAGACTAGGAATACAACCTTAGCGGCGGCTGCACTCCCCTCAACCATGCTCTGCATCAATCCTTCAAGACTTCTTAGATCCCCAAGGAACTCTTCAACACGGCCTCGACCATAGTCCTCTCCATCAACAACGTTGAAGCGAAGTGGGAGCCAGGGGTTGATATTCTTTGGTGAGTTTGATTCAGATCCAGGTAGGATCTTGCCATCAACTTCTTGATGCCAACGCCACTGACCATCCTTAAGTTTGACCCAGGTGTAAACCGTGGCTTCTTCAGTATCAGAAACACCTGTAACTCCAAACTTAGGACCATCCTCTCCAGGAGAGTTTGAATCCTGTTCATCCAATAGGGGCTTCTGAAACTCCTTTGGCAGGAGGGATCTATGACTAATCTCTCTGGTAAGGATTTCAATGGGGTTACCATCTCCATCCCTATTAATTACATATCGGTCTAAGGGATAGACTCGAAGGGCTTTCTTCCCTGCAAAAACAAGAGCATTGCCGGTGACGATCAGATGCTTCATCGCTGTATGCAGAATGACCCTATCGGATGACTCTGCAATCTGTTGCATGATCATTCTCTCCATTTTTGCTAGAGAGAGATCAATCTCAGAACGAATCTGTGGAGTCACTTCTGGAATAGAAGCAACCTCTGCATCATTGATCTGCAGCTTAAAGAAGCTGGTGTTAACTGGGAAGAGGCTAAGCATCAATTTAGATGCCAGCACATTGACGCCCTTAGCCCCTTGGGATTGCCAAGGGACGATCAGCGGCCCACCGACTGCCAGCCCCTCTTCTGTCAGAAGGTAGGGGAGGGTAAGGCGGGCTGCTTCTCGTCCAGCATCCAGAAAGGACTGCCTATCCGTTGCCAGAAACTGATAACGGGCTTGGGCTTGTTCTTTCATTTCTACTTAGGAATGTTGAGTCCAGTGGACCCTGTTGATCCGGTTGGTGTGGATCCAATGGAATCTTGTGCATTGAGCGGAATACGCAGTGCAGATGTCCCACCACTTGCTTGCTGCAACTCTTGCCGCTTGGACTTAAGCTTTTTGACAATGGCATTATCTTGACTTGAAGATTGCCCTTGTACCAAAGTTGGAGGAGGTGTTTGGGAATCTAAGCGGTCAACTAGTGGCGGTAGAGGAGCAGCAGGAGTTGGGGCTACAGCTTGAGGCTGTGGCGCCATGACAGGGGGAGTAGGTGCTTGCTGAGGAGTTGGCAGTGGCTCTGGCTTTGGTAGCGGAGCCGGTTCTGGCATATCAGGGATTTTAGGAGCTGAACACATTTGATGTTTCTAACTTTTGTAAAAGGTACTCAACAACGGATCTCTGTCCTGATCGAAACATGATCTCAGAGATAGTGCTAATAGGTGTGGGCAGGAAAGATGGAAAAAGGGAGTCAAGTTCATCAACAATCTTTTCTAGAACTTGCTCCCCTTGAAACACATCCTTTGCGGATAGATCATCCATATGCGGGAAGATTTACGTTTGATGCTTCAAAGAAAGCAGGCATCCGAGCCCGTTGGGTATCAGCCAATCCTTCGGCTTTACCTTTGGAATACAAGGAGTCTGATTGTTTAATCCAGAAGTCCTTATCTAACCACTTATTCTCATTGACAGTAAGTGGTTCCATCACCCAGGCCACCGTGGCCCGGCGAAGGCGGTTGAGGTTCTGGGTTGTCTTTATCCCAAGGTCATGACATACCATCCCGTGGATAGCCACGTGGGTCTGTTCATCCCGCGAGATATCAGCGGCAAGGGTACGAATACCAATGTCACCATTGAACCTAAAGAACGGTAGCAAGACAAAGAACACCGACCTTTCAAGGATGGATGCCTTGAGGATCGGATGTTCAGGGGCATCAAGCCAAGCCTTGAGAATGCGCTGGGCTTCCCGTTCTGCTTTGTCGTCTTTGCCGTGGGCAGCAACGACATAGTTCAGACCGAGATCATGCTTATCCTCATCAGCTTGGTTTGATAGCAGAGCTTCCACAACCCCAGCTTTCTTGGGTAACTCCTTTTCAAGTCCCTCCTGGAGGAAACTTTTTACCGGTAGTTCTAAACAGCGGAGGGCCAGGGCGCGATACAGGGCCTCTTCGGCCCCAGCCACTAGGGTCCCCTTGTCAACAGCAACAGGGGCCCACTTTCGTTTCCTTCCAACAACTTCTAAATACTTTGACATTACTCAGCACAAGAAACACAATACTCTTCCTCTTCATCCGCAAAGGCGAAGATGTCTTTATAGTCTTCATCCAAGATCGCAGCAGCATCATCCTTGCGGAGAGTATCTGGAGCTACTTGAAGGGCATAGTAGAGGGATGTTTGTGGACTAGACATCCATTCCTCAATAAACCTTGCATCGTAGGTAACTAGGTCACTCCACGAATTAAAGCTATAACCATGCAACAGACCGGTGCGATTAAGCATCTGTAGGATGCCATCAGTCACCGACTTGTAGGCCCACCAGCCGACCTCTGCCGCAATCTCAACATCACCATAGTCAAAGCTCTGGACACCAAATGTCCCGCTATCACGGTCTACCTGGCGGGCAATTGGGGGAGCAATCTCAGGACAAGTTGTAAACCCATCCAAGTCCTTATAGCGGTAGCTACAGGACGCAGTAGGAGCGATAGCGAAGGCTCGATCCATGCCATAAAAGCGTGCCACTTGGGCAGCTTGTTGGATAGCATCATCAAGTGCCTCTGCAAGTACAAGAGCAGCTGAACGTTCAACCTTATGACCAGAATTTACAGCAGCTAGTGCTACACCAAAATCCCCATAGGTAACACCATTGATCCTCAGAAAGTTAGCTAACCCAAGCATCCCAAGTCCTACCTGACGGTCAATGTCAGGGCCTAGATATTCGCCGGTTTCACCGACACCTGTTTTGCCGTGAAGAGAGCATAACTGTGACATACCCTCAACAAAAGCAGATCCCAGTTCGTCAAAATGACAGGCACCAAGATTTACGTGCTGCAGCAGGCAGGTTCCTCGTGACGGTAGGTAAACTTCAAGACAGACGTTACCGTAGATTCGCTTTCCATCTTTGTCCACCTTGGTTTTGTTTAGCCAGATGTCCCCACTCTGTAGTCCCTTACACAGGGCCTCTTTGACTTCCCTCGATGTCTGATCCCACCAATAGGGATTGACGTTCACACAGCGTTTAACCCAAGGCAGTTCAGCCCGGCTAACAGTGATGAACTCGAAAATATCAGGGTGGTTAAGATCAAGGTGAAGGACACAGGCCCCATTCTTGTAGACACCACCCCGGCGGAGGATCTCATTCAGGGAGCTGTAGATCTTTCCAAAGGATACCGGCCCGCTAGCCACAAGGCCTTTGCCGTTTTCCTCGCCTTTGGGTCGTAGTTTGGATAAATGCACAGCAACGCCAGCTCCGTATCGGAGAGCGTGGGAAACAAACCTCCAGCTGGCTTCAATTCCATTAGTACCTTCCATTGAGTCATCAACCACAAACACTGTGCAGCTAACGGGAAGGCGGGAGTCTGGATTATCAATCCAGGACTGAACTCGGCCCGTTCGGGCAATTGTTTCGGCAGTTGACTTCATTAGATTAAATCTTCTAGAAATGGTGGTTCGTAGTTTGGCCCTTTAAGCACCTTGCCCCGTTCATCCTTGACAGGTTTACCATCTACGAGCTTGGACATATTGCTTCGATGCACTCTTGCCAAGGCTTCGTCTAGTTCCCACCCAGCAGCAGCAGCAAACTGAAAGCAAACATACACAAGGTCTGCAAGTTCTTTAAGAGCATTCTCTCTGGCCTTTAAGTTTGAGATATCTTCAATGCATTGTTCGTATGCATAGAAGAACTCTTCACTCTCTTCAAACATAAGATCAGATTGAATATCAAGGACTTCAGAATTGAGCTTGGCTATTGGTTGATCCATAGCCACCCTAAATTGAAGAGCCTGGCCAAGTAGGTCGGGTACTTTAGTCATCGATTACGGGAGCCTGAAACAAGTTGAATTTTTTTATCGATGTAAGCCTTTGCTTTTAGCAAGTCATCAATTTCTTCTTCGTACTTCTTGTGACCTGCCCTGCAAATATACTTGACTACATTTCCCAGAAAATAGTCAAGCTTTTGATCAGCAATAAAGTTCCAGACTTCTATGCTTCCCCGCTGATAGTGCTCAGGAGAGTATTTACTCATATTTGGTGTAAGGCGGTGGATTAATTAGTTCATCTTCAATTTTCTGAAGCAGCGACTGCATAAATGGCTTCCACACTATGTCGCCGTAGGTTGCGTACATCCTGCGTGCATACAGTGTGTTCCGTATCAACAGCAGCTCTTTATCAGTCAGCTTCATCAACTCCTAGCTCCTTCCTGAGTTCCTGAGCCATCCTCATGTACTTCTTCATGTTGTTCTTCATGAAGTAAATGTCCCACTCCAGCTTTAACCTCATAGGAACCTTCCTTAGCTCCAGCCAAATCCTCTTTAATTGAAGGTCAAAGAAGTGGACAAAGTTGTAGTCAAGGATAATCAGCCCAGCTATTACTGCTGTAACTGTTATGTAAGTAATGTTCATGGAGTAATGAGTATTGGCTCTTGCTTTTCTGAATCCCAATCAGAGGCCTGCAGGATTCGAGCTAGACGGAGTGTTTTAAGTGCATCGTCAACTGTTTTGCCTGCGGCTTGGTAGGTTTCTACAACTGCTGGCCAGTAGTCTCCACCTTTAACCTTGTTCAAGATCAGGTCAGCTTTCTTCGGGCCAATCCCTGGGCAGCCGCCATAACCATCGGTCTGATCGCCAGTGAGGCATTGCTCAAAGAGTTTTCTGCGAGCCGCTTCGGGGCTCTGATTAAACTCATCTTTGAGGTTATACAGCCTTACTGGAAGCTGCTCCATGTCCTTATCTGGGCTGATTACTACAAAGCTTTCAAAGCTCTTGTTGGTTGAGAGAATGCCTATCACATCATCCGCTTCTAGGCCGGGCTTCATGACTGATTCATATTCAGACATGGCCCACTCTTTTAGCTTTAGATAGCCAGCGGGTTTACGCTTAGTCCGGTTGCCCTTGTAGGTTGGTTCGATCTGCTTTCGAAAGTTCACTCGATCGGTGAAGGCAAGCAAGATATCATTGCTATCAAACCGTTCCTGTAAGTTCTTTAGCTCTGATCTGACAATGCGTTTGCCTTCTGCAAAGTTGCCCACAATGACAGTCAACTCTTCGTTGTACTCATGCTCTTCCTCCGTAGCGGAGGCAGCTCGATAAACAAAAAAGTCACAGTCAACTAATAGCTTTGGTGCTTTCACTTGGTTGAGTGGAATTGATGAGGTAATGAATAGCGGTCATCATGAGTGCTGGATCATCGTTGAACTTTCCAAACCCAAGATTGCAGGAGTCACAGACGTAGCCCCTAAAGGTGTTTGAGTGGTGGCAGTGGTCAAGAACCCAGCTTTCTGTGTGTCGTCCACAGGCCGGGCAATTTCCTGGAGCTGGTGTTGGATTCAGCTTTCGAAGCCGATCTCTGACAATTCGTAAGTCGTTACTACAGGCCTTGCACGTGTTCTTCCTACCAGCTGTGGAGGTGGAGAAATAGGGAAACTCGTCTAATGCTTTATGTTCCCCACACCTTCTACACTCTTTAGTGAGTGTCTGCCCAGCTTGCCCCGATTTTATACTCTGAGTCCAGCTTACATCGAAAAGAGATAGCTGATTCAACATCCTTCATAGCACATGTAATTAAGAAGGCGGCCTGCTCCGCTTGTTCTGGTTCAACTGATAGCTGCATCTCATCGTGAACAAAGGCCAGTGGCCAATAGTCAATGCCAGCTTCCTTAAGCAGCTCATTACTACGAATGACCCATCGCTTGCAGATGA